TCTTATCCAAACTTCCCTTAGTAACTCTATTCACTAAAGGGTCTGCAAGTATACTATCGTGTAATAAAGTTGATAAATTATAGTAGTTTTTCATGGGACTTCTTTAATTGATTAACTTCAATTCTACTTTTTTGTTGTTCGAAGGTTAAGAAAGTTAGGCACTGATGAAGTCCCAACGCTGTAACTTCGTCAAATCTTCTAAGGTCTCCTTGAGCGACGTGATAGATTGAGCTATACCATCCCCATTGCTTTGAGAATTGAACATTTTCTGAATACGGGTTTTGTTCTTCATCTGCTCCAAAGAGGACAGCGTACTGCTTATTAACGCGATTCCTAAAGTCCAAAAAAAAACCGATGCAGGTAGTACAACATCCAACGGTGCGTATCTTAACACCTCTGCGTAACTTAAATCCCCCTTGTAAGGTTCTATTTCATATTTGCCCTTAACGTCTTTTACAATCGGTCTATACATTACGGCCAACGCTTTGTGGATGTTTTGAAAATCTCCGATGTTAGCTTCAATGTCGATGTACTCACCCCAACTTATTTCTTCAAGATCGGGAATGAATCCAAACTCCACACCATTCAATTTGAATCTATGTTTGAAGGCTGTCTTTTCGTTGAATATCTTATTGAAGTGTTGCACCAACTCGATAACCGTTGACGCTTTCATCTTAACAACTTCTTTAAGTTCTAAACCACAAAAGATTTCAATCATCTTCTGAAACACAAACTCTTTGTCGTCCGAATTGTTAAGTGTTATCATGTACTTTTGATACCTATCTAAACTAATCTCTGATAGGTTGGAAGGTATTTCAATTTCAATCTTCATTTCTTAAATTTAAGTTCGTAATAATTATCCGCAGTAAACCAATAATCATAATCACTATCAAACGCTTCAGTTATCTGTTGCTTTTCCATTTCTTTGGCTTGCTTAAACATATCAAAATCGTCTTGATTAAATATATATGTTTTCTGCATTTCTTCCATTAACCATTCTACTGCTGTCATTTTACTTTCAATCTTCATAAATATTTTCTATTGTAACATTGTAACCTAACTTTTCAAGAATGCCTTCAACGATTGTTTCAGTGTCTGTATTACCAAAATCAAGTTCTTCACCATTTACGGATGTTTTTATAAAATCCCCTTGGCAACAACCATCTCCACAATAGGTGCCGTAATGTTTAAATGTTATTTCTACTCTCATCGTTTTGTTGGTCTTAACAATTCGTTATCTTACTTGCATTACTTTCGATTTAACACCTTTCCAATATTTCAAAGTCGCTTCAGCTTTCGCAACCTCGTTGTCGATTGACTCAACGCATTGGAATTTCCAATTGTCTCCGTGTTCATTCTTGTAAGCATCGGCAACCTTAACCGCACTTTCATTAATCATTTGTCTTAGTGATTTACCTGATTCCATATTTTCCTTTATTTGGGTTAGCTAATTGATAACTAACTGCATAGCGTAAAGCATCTAAACCATGATTGAACTTATCAATCGGGGTCTCAGACTTCTTTTCAAGCCAGCAATAGTTGTTTAATTCTTTTATCAAATCTACGGAATTTTCGTCAATAATAAGATCATAATCCTGTAATAAACTTATACCATATTTCACTGAGTCAGCTCCTTTGATTGTTGGTACAATGTTTAAACCTTGCGCCTTTAATTCATTTATCAAACGTGGTTCTGCGTTATCTGCTACAATTAAGTCACGTCCCGCAAATTGTCTGTTAAGTTGCGCTAATTGTGATGTAGTCAATCCTGTTTGGTAAATATGTAATCTAACATAGATTATTTTGTTAGTCTTATCAATCGAGGTTTCAACTAATGTAGATGGGTCTGTACTAAAACCGTAATCCTGTCCGAACACCGAACCATTATCTTTGTTGTATGCTCCTATTCTCCAATTGGTAAAGATAACACCTTCAGCTTTATCTAACCATCCACCAAGTATAGTATGTTTATACTTGTCGGGTCTACGTTCTTTTATCGTTTTAATCTGATTTAAGAAACTTTCAGATAAGTTTGATATATTGTCCTTATACGTTGTGTGAATATACGTAGTATCTCCTTTAATTGTGTTTACTCCTGCCTCTACTCCTTTACTCTCAAAAAACTTTTGATAAATGAAATGTGTTTTCATTGCAGGATTCAGTACTAATATAACTCTGTTTTGAGTTTCTTTAGAACGAATTGAAAAGTCTATCTTATCAAAAATATCTTCATCAACTAACTCCTCTGCCTCATCTAACACGAAACAAGTTACACCACTTAAAGATTTTAAATTTGCTGTTTGTTGTCCTGAACTTGTTTTTATTCCCTTAAATAATATTTTGCTACCTGTTCTTTTATTTATTATTTCATCTTTTGTAATGTGGAAATCCTCAAACTTATCAAGTATTTCAATCTTCTCTATGAATTCAGGTATGATAGAAACATGAGCAGAAGTAAGAGTATATCGAGTAAATAATACTGTTTGTCCTTGTTCATATGTAAGCAATAATAAAAACGCATTTATACTAAAACTTTTTCCACTTCCCCTGCCCCCCGTGGCTATAAAGTATCGAGTATCATTAGTGAATAAAGGTAAATATTTAGGACTTAACTTAAACATATTCAAACCGCCAATCTTTTAACTTTCTAAATCTTGTTGTTACTTTGTTTAGTCTGTTTGAAATCAACTCCCTATCTACTTTAAAATATTTAGACGTTTCAGATAAATTTAACAATAACTCTTCATTAGTTACAATGTTAAAACTTTTTATCTTAATTGATTTATGGTTATCAAAACCATTCATTTTGAATTTAGGTTTGATTCCTTTTCTCTTCATAGTTTCGCTCGTTTGCTTTCTAACAGAGTCAGGAATCTCTTTACCTAAATTGCCTTGTCTTATCCTCTCAATAGACTCAGCAGAATAAACTTTAATACTATCTTTTGTATCTGTTAAAAGGCAGTTCAAACCACCATTTAAAACATCATAAAAATCTTGATAATATCTTTCTCTTTCATTTAACAATTCAACACAACACTCTTCTATTACTTCAAAAATATGATTGTCAATACCATGTTTTTTAAATGAATTATGAAGCATTACTTGTCCTTTTGTTTGGCTTATGCTTTTATAGTTTTTAAATCTCCTTTCAATATTAGTAGATTGACCTATATAAACTTTATTTGTCGGACTTGTTATTTTGTAGATACCTATCATTTATCAAAGGTAACAATATCTTTTATACTAAAGTCAACTCCAGTAATATTTATATCGTTCTCTACTCTTTCTTTTGGTTTACCATATGAGTATTCAATGATAATCTTTGATGCACTAATTTTATCAGCATCTTTTGACTTATCACTAACCACTATATTAGCAAGGCATTGAATAGCATCTAATGAATAAGGCATCATTAAATCTCTGATTCTATTCTCTTCGTCTTTTGGTTTACGTCCAGCTCCTGGTCTTGCTCCTCCTGTTCCAGCCATTGATTTTGTATTGTTTATTCAATTACCCTAAAAACGCTCCCTTATCTTCATAAGCGTTGTATACTTGTTTCATTTTACGAAGCATATCATTCAAACAAGAAGCACATGAAGTTGGTTGCTCATTGGTTTTAAATACTCTGTTATAAACCTTTAAGAATTGCAATTGTTCTGAAGGTCTAACCCTTACAGTCATTTTAGGAAGTAAGTTAGTTAGATGTTCGTGTTCTACTTCTGTTAAGCATTCAGGTGTCTTGTAAGGAAACATTTTGTTAAGTTTCTCCTGACGTTCTTTACAACCACAATCCTCTCCTGCAATAAAATGAACTACTTTATCAATTCCTGTTGCCTCGGTGAATTTAGCTACTGTATCGCCAAATCCTTTTGATACTCTTTTTGCCATATTTTAAGTTTTCTTTTACATTTTTTTATCGTGTGAAAAATCGAAGTCAAAGATATCTTTGTTTCCTTTTCAAGTTCACGCATTGATTTTCCGCTTCGCAAATATAATAAAAATAATTGTTGGTCAAACCATTCCCATGTTTTTATTTGTTCTTCGACACTTTGATAGTATAACTCTATCTCATATGTTTTGTTGTTTTCGTCTTCTGATAGGTCAACCATGAGGTCAATGTCAACCATTGATATTTCTCGCTTGCAATAGTCAAAAAAGATGTTACGCAGCATAATCCAAATGAATGACTTGGTGATCACCTGCCCTTTGCCGTATTTATGGAAACGAATGTACATGTCTTGAACGATGTCTTCAGCTTCGGTCTTTGCTCCGAACCGTTTAACTATTCTCACCCATTCGTCGTGGTGCTGTGCTATTTCTGTTAGATTCATGGTGTTAAAGATAACGAAA